CGTTCCTGGTCTGGTTGTCCGAGGACGTCCAGCGCGCCGAGCAGGTGCTCGTGCGGTACCTGGGGGCGAGCCGATGACGGCGCCGACCGACACGACGATCAGCCAGGCCGTCGTCGCTCGGCTCAAGGCGACGCTGCACCGAGAGAACGGTGGCGCCTGCGCCGTCGTCAAGCTGTACGCCGCCGAGCTCGAGAAGCTCGTCCAGGGCGAGCCGGTGGGCGGCTTCCCGGCGCTCTGGGTCTACCCGCTGCGGAGCACCGAAAAGCGCATCACCGTCGACATGCTGCGGGTCACGCTGACGGTGGCAGTCTACGTCGCCGTCTCGACGAAATACAGCGAGGAGGCCCGGCTCGTCGGCAAGGCGTCCCAGACCGGCGTGCTGCCGCTGTTGCAGTCGATCCGGACGCGGCTGTTTGGCCAGAAGCTGGGGTTCGACGACCTGGTGCCGCTGTCGCCGGACCAGGGCTACCAGATCGCCCTCGAGGCGACCGCCGACGAGGTGCCCGTCATCGTCTACCAGTACCCCTGGGAGACGTCGTTCGAGGTCTCGCTGACCGAGGACGACGACGGGTACCCCGACGTCAAGCAGATCGAGCAGAGCATCCACAAGCCCCCCGAGGCCGACGACCCGGTTTTGCAGGGCATCACCGAGCTGGAGGACGAGTAGGCCATGGAACGCAACGCAGAGCTGTACCTGCTGGCCAAGCCCGGGATGGCGATCCCCATCGAGGGCCAGCGCCGGCGGTTCCTGCCCCAGGGGACGCTCGCGGCAGACGCCGAGAAGGCTGTCCGCGTCAACTCGAGCCGCTGGTGGCGGACGATGATTGCCGAGGGCGCCGTCATCGTCGTGCCGAAGGCGAAGGCCCGGCCGCAGCCCAAGCCCAAGCAGAAGAAGACCACGGACGGCGGCCGGTAGAGACCAGGCCGCGGAGAGGCAGATCCGATGACCATCGAATTCGACAGCATTCCCAGCGGCCGCCGGACGCCGGGCCGCGCGATCGAGCTCAACGTCCTGCTCGCCCAGGCCGGGCTGATCGCGACCGCAGCACCGCGCGTGCTGTTCATCGGGCAGCGCACCAGCGACGGCACCGTCGCCGAAAAGGTCCTCAAGCAGGTGTACTCCGACGCCAAGGCCAAGGAGTTCTTCGGCGAGGGCTCGACGCTGGCGATGATGCTGCTCGCGGCGTTCAAGCAGCACCCGAACATCCGCGCCGAGGCGATCGCGCTGGACGACTCGGACACCGGCGTCGCCGCGGACGGCGAGTTCCAGCTGTCCGGCACGTGCACCGTCGCCGGCACGCTGCGGCTGTGGTGCGGGCACCGGTACGTCGACGTCCCGGTCGCCGTCGGTGACGCCGCCGCCGACGTCGTCGACGCGTTCATCGCGTCGGGCTCGGCCGAGCTCGGCGACATGCCGTGCACCTTCGCCGACGACAGCGACAACATCGACGTCACCGCGCGCAACGACGGCCCGCACGGCAACGACATCTACCTCGGCTACGAGCTGCTCAACGGCCTGACCGGGATCAGCGTCACCGTCGTCGACATGGCGTCCGGTGCGAACTACGCCGATCCCGATGACGCCCTGGGCGAGGTCGAGGCCGAGCACTTCGACATCATCGTCCTCGGCGGGTTCGAGGACAGCACCGAGCTCGGCAAGCTCAAGACCCACCTCGACACCGTCGGGGCGCCGCTGGAGATGCGGGGCGGGTTCGGGGTGTACGCGACGACCGGGACGCTGTCGGCGGCGACAACGCTCGCGGCCAACTTCAAGACCTCGTACCGGATGGCCGCGGCGTTCGCCAAGAACGCCAAGATCACCCCGTGGGAGCTCGCCGCGCAGTACGCCGCGGCGATCGCCGCCGAGACCGACCTGGCGATGCCCCTGAACAACACCGAGCTGCTCGGCGTCGACGTGCCGACCGCGGCGAACCGACTGACGTCGACCGAGCTCGAGACGTTGCTCTGGGCCGGCGTTGGACCGGTCGTCTCCCCCGACGGTCTGCGGATGCGGATCGTTCGCACGATCACGACCTGCTACGAGACCGCCGGAGGCACGCCGTTCGAGGCGATGCTCGACGTCCAGACGCTGCGGGTCCTCGAGTTCGTCCGGTACCAGCTCAACGCGATGTTCGGCAGCAAGTTCGCCAAGGGCAAGTTCACCGACGAGCTGCTCGACGTGGTCAAGGGCGAGGTCGTCGAGGTGCTCAAGGCGATCGAGCGGCTCGAGTACCTCCACCAGGTCGACGACAACCTCGACAACGTCATCGTGGAGCGCAACAGCGTCGACCAGACGCAGATGGACGTCCGCGTCCCGGCCGTCGTCGTGCCGGGGCTGCACAAGATCTACACGCGGGTCGACTACCTCGAGACGGCCCTGACGAGCTGACCAGCAGGCCGGTGACGGGCCGGCCGGGAGGAACAGATGCCCGTTTCCACCCTCACTGACCAGTGCGATCTCTGGATCAACGGTCAGCACATTCCGACCTCGCGGATCACGCTGCGGGTCGACACCGCCCGCCGCGAGGCGCCGTTCGTGGACCTGACCGGCGACTCGGTCGGGACGTTCCGCGGCAAGAAGACACGGACGCTGGACTTCGAGTGTCCCGCGTCGCCGGAGTTCCCGATCTGGGAGGACCTCGAGGAGGCGGTCGTTCAGCTGCTGCCGAAGCGGCCGAGCTGTCCGAAGTACTCGTACTCCCGGTGCTCGTCGTCCTCGTTCGAGTCGGGGGTCCAGAACGACCAGGGCGAGACGGTCGATCGCGTGTCGCTGTTGCTGCTGACCGGCAAGCGCATCGCGTAGGAGGCCACGGTGGGCAAGCTCATCGAGATGCTCGCGGGCAAGGGCTCGATCAAGGTGGTCGAGCTCGCCCGGGCCGGCACGAAGGTCGGACTGATCCCGCTGCCGGCGTCGGAGGCCCAGAACGCCAACGCCGCCGCGTTGCAGAGGTTGGCCGAGCTGAAGGTGGCGATCGGCACGACGCCGGGCTGGCAGGAGTACTGCTACGAGCTCGGCGTGCAGACGCTGTTCCGCGCGCTGGTCGATCCCGAGACGAGCGAGCCGCTCGCGTCGAGCCCCGACGAGGTCCGCAAGGCTCTGAACCGCGGCGAGATCGACTACCTGTCGGCTCACCAGGGCGTTCACCAGGAGTCGGTGAGCCCGCCGCTGGAGTCGTTCCCGAAGGAGGCCATGGACGAGCTGGGGGAAGCGTCACCGTCGGCCAGCAGCTCGCCTGGCTCGGAGCCGAGAAGCTCCACGCCTACTTCGGCGTTCCGGCGAACGAGCTGACCGACGGGCAGATCGCGGCCGCGCTGGTCATTGGCAAGGCGGTGAAGGAGGCGATGAAGAAGAAGGAGTCGACCTGAGGACGACCCAGGCGCTCGCGATGAGCGCCGGCCAGGCCGCCCAGGTCGGCAGCAGCTCGAACAGCGCCGCGATGTACAGCGGCGCAGCGAGCAGCGCCAGGAGCAGGACGACGAGGATCACGAGGTCACCGTAGCATGCCGACCGACGGACGCGTAGACATCATCCTGGGGCTGAAGGACCGGTTCAGCCGAGGGGTGGGTCGCGCCCAGCGCAAGGTCACCGGGTTCGGCCGCCACGTCGACACGGTGATGCGCGGCGCCGGCCGCGGCGTGCAGTTTCTGTCCAACCAGATCAACGGCATGGGCACCGTCGCGGCGCTGCTCGGCACCGGCGCGATCGGCCGCGGCCTGGTCGAGTTCGACAGCAAGCTCCGTACGATCGCGAACACCGCGCAGATCACCGACGGTCGGATGGAGGAGCTCAAGCGCCAGCTGCTGGGCCTGTCCGGCTCGGCGACGGGCAAGACCGCCGACGAGCTCGTCGATGGGCTGAGCCAGCTCGTCGAGGCCGGGATGGACCTGGACACCGCCGTCGACCTGATCGGCCAGGTCGGCCGAGTCGCGACCGCGACGCAAACGCCGCTCGAGGACCTGGCCAAGACGGCGTTCTTTCTCAACCGTAGCCTGAACGTGCCGCCCGAAGAGATGGAGCAGGCGCTCGGCGCGCTCGCCGTTGTCGCCAACCAGGGCAGCTTCTCGCTGAACATGATGGCGCAGTACCTTCCTGAGGTCGCCGCCGGCATGCGGGCGATCGGGATGGAGGGCCAGACCGCTGTCGCCGTGTCGGCAGCCGCGCTGCAGATGGGGATCCTGGCCAAGGGTGACCCGGCAAAGGCCGCGACGTCGACGCTCGCCTTCATGAACGCCCTCGTCCCCCGCGCGAAGAAGCTCAAGAAGGAGCTCGGCGTCGACGTCTTCGCCGGCGTCGACGAGAACGGCGTCCGCCAGTGGCGGGACTTCAGCGACATCCTTCACGACATCGCCCAGGCCTCCGGCGGCGACGTCGTCGCGCTGCAGAAGGTGTTCACCGAGAAGGAGGCGCTGACCTGGATCTCGACGGCGATCGCCGAGCTCGAGACCTACGACCAGCTGCTGCAGGACGCGCAGAACTCCGAGGGGTTCGTCGCTGGCGGTTTCGAGCGGCACATGGAGTCGACCAAGGAACAGCTCCGGGCCGTTCGGGCGGAAGCCGAGAAGTTCCTGCAAATGGGCACCGGTGGGCTGTTGGACAACTTCACCCGGCTGCTGCGCGTCCTCAACGAACATCCGGTGGCGATCCGCGCGATCACCGCGGCGTTGCTGGGGATGACGGCGGCCGCCGGCGTGCAGAAGCTCGTCACGGTGTTTGGCGGCCTCGCCGGCGCGATGCGCGGGGCACCGGCGGGAGGCGGCGGCCTCGCCGCGGCCGCCCGCGCGGCGACGGGGACACCGGTGTTCGTGACGAACTGGCCGGCGGCGATGGGTGGTCCTGGTGGTGCGCTCGCCGGCGGGGCCGGCGCCGGCGCCGGCGTGCCTCGAGCCGGCGGCGGGCGAAGGGCAGCGGCCGCCTGGTACGCCCCCACTGTCGGCCGCGGCGGGCGAAGGGCAAGCGGGGCAGAAACGGCGATGGCCGCCTATGGGGCGTGGGAAACCGGCACGGGCATCGGCGCGGCGATCGAGAAGCACGCGCTGCGCGGGACCGGCGGAGGCGCCCTGATCCAGCAGGTGATGGCCAAGTGGATGTCGCTGATCGCCCCGAAGTCGCAGGCCAACTACGCCCAGATCGGCCAGATGGAGGGCGCCGGCTGGTGGGAGCGGTTCGGCGACGCGATGACGAACACCTGGTCGCTGCCGATGATGCTGCTGGCGCCGAAGAAGCTCGGCGGCGTGACGGACTATGAGACCGGGGTCGCGGACGAGGCGTCCGAGAAGGCCCACGTGAACCTCAGCATGACGATGTTGGTGATGGACGACCGGTACGAGCTCGTCGACGTCGAGGGCGTCGACGACGTCGAGTTCCAGGCGGTGAGGTACTGACATGGACACCGCCTACCTCGGCCCGCTCGCCCTGCACGTCATCGAGATCCGCGACGACATCGGCCGTGACCTGGTCGAGTTGCGGTACCCCGAGCGGGACGGCGCCGAGCAGGCCGACGTCGGCCGGGCGCCGTGGAAGGGCACGCTGCGGATCGGGTTCATCGGGGAGTTCTGGCGTACGTCGTTCGACCGGCTCAAGCAGATGGCCGAAACGGAAGGCGCGTACACCTTCACGCACCCGGTGACGAGCGCCCGCTACAACGTGCGGATCGTACGGTTTCAGCCGACGCACTCGCCCCAGATCCTCAACGGCGCGGTCGCGACGCTCCAGCTCGTCGAAGACAACAGCGTCACAGCGGGCCTGCTGATCGCGCAGGCCGGCGTCGGTGGCGCGGCGGCGTCGTTCGACGAGGCGGCGAGCTCGGCGTCGTCGGCCCTGGAGGCGCTGCCGTGACGGCCAAGTCCGATGCCCAGGCGGCGCTGGCCGCGGCGATGGCCTACCGCGCGACGATCGCGGCGGACGACGCGGACGTCACCGTCGACGAGATGGGTCGTCGGATCGCGGCGCTTCGGGCCGACCTGGACACGTCGGTCGCGGCGCTGCGCAGCACATACGGCGTCGACGCGTCGGCGGCGTGCACCGCGCTCGTGCTCGTCGGCGACCGCCTGCAGCAGCTCGGAGAGGAGGTCGCGGCGTCGCTACGCACCGTCGTGCCATACACCGTCGAGCAGGACACGAACCACTCGCTCGTCGCCGTCGCGCTGTACGAGGACGTCACCCGCGGCCCCGAGATCGTCGCGCTGAACCGCGACGTCATCTCCAACCCCAACGCGATCCCGGCCGGGACCGAGCTGCAGGTGTACGACCGATGACCGACGAGCTCGCCCTGCTGATCGACGGCAACCGCTACACCCAGTGGCTGTCGTACGAGTGCGACGCGCAGCTCGAAACGCCGGCGTCGGCCTGGTCGGCGGCCGTCCGCCTCGAGGACGCAGCTCGGCCAGCGGGCCTATTGGCCTGGTCGTGGGTCGAGGTCCTCGTCGGCGGAACGACGGTGCTGTCCGGCCGCATCGACGAGATCAAGACACGCTACGACCGCTCCCACGTGACCGTGACCTTGCGCGGTCGCGACCAGGCGGCGCTGCTGCTCGACGCGTCGGCGAAGCTGTCCTGGGGCTTCAGCAAGACGACGATGACGCAGCTGCTGTCGACGGTGGCGGCCGCGGCGGGGATGACGAAGACGCCGGCGACGACCGACACCGGGACGTTCGGCTGCAAGGCCGAACCGGGCGAGTCGATGTGGGAGTTCCTGTCGCGGGTCGTCGAGCGTCGCGGCCTGCGGATCTGGGTTGCCCCCGACGGGACGCTGCACGTCGGCCAGTACTCGACGTCCGGCGCTCCGGTCGCGGTGCTGCAGCGGCGGCTCGGTTCCCCGGCGTTCATGAACAACATCCTCGGCGGCGCCGTGACCCGCTCGACGCTCGAGGTGGTCTCGAAGGTCACCGTGCTCGGCTCGTGGGACCACGACACGGACACGGCCGGCGTCACCGGCGTCGCGACGAACCCCGAGGCTCCGTTCACGCGCGAGCTGATCCTCGTCGCCGGCGACGTCGAGACCTCGGCCGAGGCCGAGCTGCAGGCCGCCGAAGAGCTTTCCCGCCGACGAGCTCGCGAGCTCGTCTGCCGGTACACCGTCGTCGGTCACGGCGATCCCGCCTGGGCCCCGAACACCCTCGTCGCCCTCGTCGACGAGCGCGAGGACCTCGACGAGCTGATGCTGATCACCGGCCGGCGGTTCACCCGCTCTCGTCAGGACGGCCGGCGGACCGAGCTGACGCTGCAGCGCCCGGAGTACTTCGATGCGGTTGCCTGAGCTCATTCGGGTGATCGACCGGCGCGTCCAGCGCGCGCTGCGGCGCGTCCGCATCGGCGGCGTCCGCGGCGTGATCTCGCGGGTCGAGGCGCTCGACGCGGGGCAGAAGCTCAAGGCGGCGGTGACCGGCCTCGTCGGCCCGAACGACACCGAGCAGACCCGGCCGGCCCGAGTCGTCCAGCACTACGGGCTCGCGTCGTACCCGAAGGCCGACGCCGAGGCGGTCGTGCTCCCGATCGCTGGCCGCACGGCGTCCGGCGTCATCATCGGCACCGAAGATCCGCAGTACCGCCCCGTCCTGTCCGAGGGCGAGGTCGTGCTGTACGACCACCTCGGCCAGGCCGTGCAGCTCAACGACGACGGCACGATCGACGTCGCCGCCACCGGCGATCTCCGGCTCAACAACGGCGCGACCGCAGTCGCCGCCGACGGCGACAGCTGCGTCCACTCCCTCACCGCCGGGCCGTACACGGTCACCGGGTCGATCACCGTGCGCTCGATCCGCAACGTCAAGGTGCCGTCATGACGGACCTCCGCATCGATCCCGCGACGCGCGACTTCGTCCTGACCGACGGGCGGTTCGAGGTCGACGACGACGTCACGACGCAGGTGTACCTCTGCCTCGAGACGCGGCGCG